TGTATCAGGAAGGCTATCTCCTCGGGACCAGGAAGTGCCCGCATTGCCGGGTGAGAAGGACGATGGTCTGGGATGAGCGAGACGACACCATCCGCTGCGCGGGCTGCCGCCGCGAGGTTCCGACGCCAGCAGGAACGCTCTCCTACGACGAGAAGGCCCGGCTCAGCGCGTACCGCGACTACTACCAGCTCCGCACCGGCACCCGGCTATCCCCGACCCGTGACGGCTGAGACGTTCGAGGTCGAGTTCGTCGCCTTCAACCAGTTCCTCGAAGCGTGCGGCCACGCTCCCTATTCCCGCACCCAGTTCGAGGATATCGTCGCCAAACACAACGCGCGCCTGGTCCGCCGCGACCTTGACGCATCGCCGCCCGAGGCGTAGACTCCGTATATCTTCCTCCTCCTCTCGACCTCCCGGTCCCACCCCTCTTGACCGGGAGGTCATTTCGCGCCTATCCTACCCGCAGAGGTAGGCATGGCGTCAGTCACGTTCAATCCCACCCACGGCACCGCCGGGAATACCCTGCCCAGCGAGATCGAACTGGGCTACCGCCCGTCCCCCAAGCAGGCCCTGATGCACCGCGCGAAGCACCGCTACAAGTGCGGCGGGGGCGGCAAGGGCGGGTGCAAGACCAGTTACGGCGCGGGCGAGGCGTGGGATTTGCTGGTTGCCTATCCCGGCAACGTCGGCTTCATCGGCCGCAGCGACCTCGAAGATTTGCGCCGCACCACCCTGAAAGAATTTTTCTCCCAGGACCGGGGGCTGATCCTCCAGCACCACCAGACCCAGATGTGGATCGACGTGGCGACCACCGACCCCCGCTATCCCTCCCGCCTCTACTACGGCGAACTGAAAGACCCCGACTCCCAGCTGGGCCAGAACCTCGGCTTCTACGTGGTGGATGAGGCGCACGAAATCCCGAAGAAGTCCTGGCAGAACCTCGCGGACTGTCTGCGGCTCAGGCTTCCCGACGGGACGTTTCCCCCCTACCACGGCATCGCGCTCGCCAACCCGAACCCCTGCTGGCTGATGGACCTCTTCCCCCTGACCCGCGCCCAGCAGCGGCAGCAACGAGAGGGCACCTGGCCCAATCCCCGGTACGGCTACTTCCCCTTCCTCGCCAAGGACAACCCCCACCTGCCGCCCGACTACTGGCCCGAACTCCAGGCGCAGTACGCCAATGACCCGCTGATGTACAACCGCATGGTCCTCGGCATCTGGGACGAGATGGCCGAGGGCCTGGTCTATCCCTTCCGCGAGTACCACCGCTGGAAGGCCCCCGACCACAGCGCCGCGCGCCTCTGGCGGCCGGGCCTGCCCGTCTCCCTCGCCATCGACCCCTCGGGCGGCGCGGCCCCCTACGCCATCCTCGCGATCCAGGAGGTCGGCCCCTACGTCTGCGTGATCGACTGCTACTACAACACCCGCAGCGGCAACTCCGACGAGGAGGCGATCGACTGGTTGCGTTCCCGGCCCTATCACGACCAGCTCACGCACTCGATCTGCGACCCCGCCGCCCGCCAGTCGATCGACCGCTTCCAGCGGCACGGCTACCCGGTCTACGGCATGGCGGCCAGGAAGGACATCCGGGGCCAGGTCCTCGGCGTGAAGGCGCTCCTCAGGCAAGACCCCGCGACCGGGTTCGCCCGTCTCCTCGTGGACGAGAACTACGCCGCGCCGCTCGTCACCGAGTTTGGGCTATACTCCTACAAGCCGGTGTCGGAGGCGAAGCGCGCGGACGGCGCGCTCGCCCCCGAACAGCCGGAGGACAAGCACAACCACGCGCTGAACGCGCTGGAATACTGGGTGCGCGACAAGCGCCCGACGACGGCCGGCGCGTCCTTCGCGCGCAAAGACCCGGACCCCGGCGAGGTGCCGGGCTACATGCGGATGTATCAGGGGTAAGCGATGTTGAAGCGTACCGTGCCGCTCTCCGCTGTCGTGGCGATGCCGGAACTCCGCGACGACTACCGCGAGCAACTGGCCGCGCTCTGCCACGAACAATGGTCGGGGTGGATGCGTTACTTCTTCGATAAATGCACGCAGACCCCCGAGGGGATGCTTGTTCCGGTGGGGTACGTGCTGTCGCTCAGGTCTTTGATCGACACGCCGTATGCCGACCTCCCCGAGGGGCAGAAGGACAACGACCGCCAGGAGGCCGATCGCATTCTCGCGTTGAGGTAGGGTATGGTCGCGCCGGTCACGCAGGGTCCGCCGGAGTTGACGTTCGGTGAGTTCGAGAGTATCCGCCGGGATGTCCTGTCGTCCGTCGCCACGTCCGTCCGCCTGACCGGAAAATGGCCCACGGAGGTCAAGATCGGCTCGCCGCCCTGGTTGGTAATCCTCGTGGACGACCACGTTCGCACCGAGGTAGAAGCATGGTTGCGCCCGTAACCCAGGGTCCGCCGCAAGCACCGCCCGGCGGCCCGCAGGGTCCGGCCGGGCAGGCCCCCGGCCTCGCCCCGCAGGTCGCCCAGGCGCTCCAGCAGTTCGTCCAGGCGTTGCAGCAGGCCGGGCCGCCGGGCGCGCCGCTCCTGCGCGCCCTCGCCGCCATCCTCCAGTCCGCCCCCGACATGCCCCGCAAACTCGGCGGGCTGCTCCTGGACCAGGGACCGCAGGCGCTCGTCCAACTCCTCCAGCAGGCGGCGCAGAACGGCGTCGGCCAGACGCAGGGCGGGCCTCCCGCTCCGCCTCCGCCGCCTCCTGGTCCACCCCCGCCCCGCAACGACGGCCCACCCCCGCCCGGCGCGATGGCCCCGCCGCAGCAGGGTCCGCCGCCGGCACCCCAGCCCCCGCCGCCGCCGCAAGACCCGCAGGCCAGGGAACACTTGCTGGCGGAACTGCAACCCGCGCTCACGCGCGTCTTCCGCGCGCTCAATCCCGACCAGCAGGCGCAGGTGCTCCAACTCTTCGCCCAGCGCGGGATCGGCGCGGTCGAGGGCCTCTTGTCGCAACTCCTCGCCGCCCGTCAGCAGACCGGGCCGGGCACACCTTCCCCCGCCACCCAGCGGAAGCAGGACGGCCCCGACTACGGCGGCGCGCAGAAACCGAAGAAGAAGCGCAGCAAGACGACGCCCGCGTTCGACCTCCGCCCCCTGCCGGCAAACCGCTGGGGCGACAAGGGGCCGAGTTACGCCACCTGCTCGCGGCACCTGCGCCAGGCGAAGACCCTGATGCAGGACCGCGACACGCGCATCCGCGAGGACATCCAGCTCTACAACCAGTCGCGCACGCGCGCCGAGGACATCCCGATGGGGCCGCGCCCGGGCCGGCCCTTCAACGCGGCGGGCGGCGACATCGTCCACATCTCTTCCCGCCCCTTCGCCTTCGCGGAACGGGTCACGGCCTACTGCACCGCCTCGGGCGACCGGGCGATGGAGGTCGATTGCCCGCCCTGGGCCGACGACGACGACACGGTGAATGCCAGCCAGGCATTAGAAGACTGGCTCCGCTACGGGCGCGACCAGGACGAGCGGCAGTGGATTCGCGAGGCCGCGAGTGGCGACCCCCGCATGCCCCTGCCCCGCATCGAGGCGGGCGGCATGGCCCTCCTCGGCGGCGCGGGTTTCCGTATCGGTTTCGACCCGGCCGACAAGCAGCACCCGGTCTGGTCGGCCTACGTCCCGCTGAACCGGCTCTATCCCCTGCCGGGCGTGGCGATCCTCTACAGCGAGACGATGACCCTGGCCGAGGCGCGGACGGTCTACCCCCAGGAGATGCAGGACTACTACGGCGAGGAAGAGGCCGACACCGCGCCCTCCCCGAACATGACGATCACCCTCGGGGGCTGGACCGATGTCTACCCGAAAGGCCAGGGCGGACTCTGGCACGCGATCTTCTGGGAGTCGGGCGGGGAGTGGGGCGATGCCAGCGAGAAGAACCGTGCGAAGTGGATCAAGGAACCGACCCGGATCGACTTCGGTTTCCCGGTCTACCAGTACGTCATCTGGGGCGGTGCGCCCTACTACGCCACGCAAGATGTCGGGGATTACGAACGGTTCCGGGGCATGGGCTGTCTCACACCCCTCCGGCGCGCGTTCAAATTGTTCGACCTCCTCCAGTCGGCCATCGCTACTCAGGCGGTGAAACTGGTCGATCCCGCCGTGATGATGTACTACGTCCCCGGCACGCGTAAGGAGGACATGAAACGTGTTAGTACTCTGCCGGGGGCGACGAATTTCGGTATCGTCGGGGAGAAGGTCGAGCCGCTGGTCTGGAGCGTGGCCGGTTCCCCGGACGGGAACGCCATCCTGCAGTCGATCTGGCAGGAGATTTCCGACATGGACTCGCCGCTCCTCAAGGGCGGCGGCACGGCCAACTCCGGCTTCCAGCAGACGCTCCAGGCGGGCGCGGCGGCCTCGGTCCAGGTCAACCCGATCATCGACGCGCTGGAACGCTACCGCGAACTGATCTATACCTGCAAGGCGGAACTGGTGATCCGCAAGGGCGGCGAGGGCGAACTGGCGAAACTGCCCTACCCCTCGCGCCCCGTCGAGGACCAGTTCGACGCGATCTACCCGACCTTCAAGTCCCTGACGCCCGAGATGGTCAAACTCAACGGCACGCAGAACATCGTCACCATGAACCGCCTCTCGCTGCAGGAGCAGCAGACCCTCTGGTCGATGGTCGAGCAGGCGGTCCAGACCAAGATGCTCTCGGCCCGCGAGGGCATGAAGAAGATGAATATCCCGAATCCCCAGCGCAATTTCCTCCGTATCCTCCAGGAACTCGCGGTCACGAATCCCAAGAGCCTGGAGGCGATGACCGGGGCGGCGATCATGGGCGGCGGGAATGCGCTCCTGCAAATCGGCTGGCAACAGGTCCTCATGGCGCAGAGTCAGGGTCCGCCAGCCCCGCAGGGGGGCGTCCCTTCGCCGCCCGGTCCCGTGACCGGCGGGCCGCAAGGGCAACCCCCCGCCGAGATGACGGGCGGCAGGGTTCCGGGCGGTTGATCTGGGGTACACTAGTGTCTGAGGTGCGACCATGAGCGCGAACCTGCCCGGCGGCTTCAACCCCCGCGACCCCTTCGCCTCGAAGCCCGGCGGCGTCTACGACCCCGGCACGCTCAGCGCGCTCTATCTGCGCGCCCAGCGGGGCGACCTCAATGCGCGCAAGTACCTCCAGGGCGTCGGTATCCTGGGCAATCAGGGGCAGGACGTGTTCGCGCCGTCCGATGTACAGGCGGGCAACTACGCCCCGGCGATCCAGGCGTGGGCCACGCAGACCGGCTCGACGCCCTACAGCGGGCAGGGCTTCCAGTGGAACCAGAACTGGACCTCGGGCGACCCGACCTTCCAGAAAGCGTGGGGGGATTGGTTCTCCGGGGCGGGCGGGTCGTATGACCAGCAGCAGGCCGGTGGCAAGACGGTCACGAACCAGGGGCAGGGCACCCCGACGCCCACGCCCGCCGCCACGTCCTCGCCTTTCGGCTACACCTACACCGCCCCGCCAAACCTCAACCCCTGGGGGACGTATGACGGCGGGCGCGGCTACCAGGGCGGCGACGGGGTGTACAACCCGTCCAAGGACACGGCGAAGAACTGGGGACCGAACGGCACGGCCGAACTCGACCGCGACCGCGTATGGCGCATGACCCTGGACGACCTGAAAGGCAACCGCGACCCGGCGGCGGTGCAGGCGGCCTACCTCAACAATATCGCGCGTCTGCATCGCGACTACAACAACACGCCGGGACTGGGCGCGGCGGCCTGGGCGAACAGTGCCTTTGCAGGCTACGATCAGCATCTCGCGGCCGGGAGCGGCCAGCCTGGCGCTCCCGCCCCTGGCGCTCCCGCTCCCGGCGCTCCCGCTCCCGGCGCTCCCGCTCCGACGACCTACAAAGACCCGGTGACGGGCGAGACAAAGACCTACACCGGCAGTCTCGACGCGACGCAACTGGCGAAGAACATCGCCCTGGCCGACCCGCAGAACCAGGACGCGCGGTTGTCCTATATCATGCGGCAGTACGGCATCGACCCGACGCGCGGCGGGCTGTACACCTCTTCGATCGCCCGCGCCCTGTCGCCGCAGATCGAGGCGTCGAACCAGCTCAACGGCCTCTTCGGGGACACGAACAGCATCGACACGGCGCAGTCGAATCTCGATACCCTGGCACGTTCCCTGGCGAGCGGGGGCGGGTTCGCGGGACAGCAGGCGAAGGCGCGCGGCATCCTGGCCGACCCCCGGCTCCAGACACTCACGGGTGGCCTGACCGACCCGCAGACGATCGACACCTTGCAGACGATCCTCTCGGAAGCCTACGCGGGCGCGAACCCGATCTACAACCAGTCCCGCCTCGGCTACTTCAACCAGGCGCTCGGGCCGGGCGGGGCCTACGGGCAGTACGCGCTCGACCACCCGCAGACCGGCGCGCCGGGCTATCAGCACCCGCTCCAGTGGCTCGCGAGTACGCCGTGGGCCTCGCTACTCCAGGGCTATTAGGAGGTCGTCATGGTCGCGCCGCAAGCCGGGCCGGCACGGGATCAACTAAATAAACTGCTGGCCCAGCTCTGGCAGCAGACGGGCGACCAGTCGATCCTCGACTACATCAACTCGGGCTGGACGACGCCTGTCTCGCCCACGGTACAGGCGCGGGTGTCGCAGATCGTCGGGCGGCAGGTGCCCACGACCCTCGGCGGGCCATCGCCGCAATACGGCCCCCCGGTCCCGACGCCATACGGCCCCGCTATCCCGGCGCAGTATGGTCCCTCGGTCCCGCCGGCGGGTAATCAGACTTGGCCCGATCAGCCCGCCGTCCCGCCGCCCGCTCCCGGCGGGGGTGGTACGGTCGGGCAAGGCCCCATGTGGGCGGCGTACTCGAATAGTGCGGCTGGTCTGCTGCCCCCGAAGGGCGGGCAGGTGACGAATGCGACCCCGGTCGGCGGGTTTTTCAATCCGCCCGGCGGTCAGCAAGGCCCCGGCACGGTGGGCAACGAGACGACGCCCGGCTCGGTTGGCCTGGGCGGGGCGAGCGCGGCCGCGATCCAGCAGGGCACGCGCGCCGGGGCCGCCGCCGTGGATACCGCCAGCAAGCAAGGAGGAGCGCCCGTGGTCGCACCATTCGTCCCCACACCGGGGAGTCCGACGACGAATCCGGCCGTGCCGGGGGCGACCGGGGCATTCGGGTCGGTCGACCCGACGAGCGCCATCGCCCAGCAGGGGTACGCCCAGGCGCAGGCGGGCGACCCGACCGCGCTCTCGGCGGTCCTGACGCAACTGCTCGGCAAGTTCGGGATCGACGTGAACCGGGGCGGCATCTTCACGCCCGGCCTGGTCAGTTCCATCGCGCCGTACCTGAAGACCGTGATGGAATACGCGGGCCTGGCGAACGGCGGCAAGCCGGTGATCCCCTCGCAGATCGCGGACCAGTTCGGCGGGATGCTCGGCGGCGCCAACACCTTCGGGCAGATTCAGGGCTTCGCGCGCAACCTCCTGCCCGCCGCGCAGGGCCTCCTCTCCGCCCCGGCGGGCGCGCTGGCCGACACCTCCAATCAGGCCGGCATGGTCAACGACCTCCTGGGGATGCTGACCGCCGGGGCCAACCCGATCTATCAGCAGTTCCAGCAGGGCGTCTCGAAGAAGACCCTCTCCGACTACGTGCAGTCGCAACTCGGCGGGCCGACGCAGAACTACATCGACTGGCTCAGGCAGAACGCGGCCAAGACGCCGGGGTCCGACCTCCTGGCGCAGATCATCGGCGGCGGGGCGGCGGCCGGGAGGTAGCGCGCGATGACGACGCAGCCATACAACACCGGCCAGCAGGTGCCCGGCCAGAACGGGCACTGGTACTACCCCGGCGACGGGACGGCGATCTGGGTGCCCGACACCTCGGCGGCGGGCAACTACAAAGGCCAGGGGACCGGCGCGCAGCAGCCCGGCCACTGGGCACCCGACCCCAACAACCCGAACGCGATGATCTACGTCCTCGACAGCGGCATGGGCGGTTCCGGCCCCGGCGCACCGGCCCCCGCCACGGGCGGGCCGACCCCGCCGCCGCCGCCCTCCAACAACCCGGCGGGCGGCGGGCACCCCACCTACACCCCCGGCATCTCTTTCGGGGCGGGCGTGATCCCCGGCCAGGGCGACAATTACCAGCGCCAGTGGTTCAACATCGGCCCGAACGCCGGGGTCGGGGCGGCGAACTCCAACGAGGGCCTGAACCAGACTTACTACGACGACCCGGGCAACTGGAATTACGCCTGGGACAAGGTACTGAACCAGTTCGGCGGCGTGCCGGGCGGGGATTTCTACAAGTTCCTCCAGAGTTTCAGCAACACCGCCAGGGGCGATTTCCAGAACACCGTGCCCTACGACCCGAACCTGCACGTCGCCAACTTCCTCGACCAGTACGCCCCGCAGATCAAGGGCGTCTTCGGCCTCCTGCCCTCGTCCCAGGCCCACGGCGGGACCGGCGGGACCGCCGGGAGGTCAACGTATTGATGCGCGACCTCTTGTGGGGGCTGGCGATCTTCCTGGGTGGCCCCGCGCTCGGGGCGCTCTGGGCCGCCTGGTTGGAACGGTGTGATCGTCGGCGCAGGAACAGGCAATGAGTTTCTTCGGCGCGGACCCCGGTGCCATCATCGGCCACATCGGCAGCGCGATGCAGTCGCTCGCGCCCGCGCCCGCGCCGCAGGCGTCGTTCACGCCGGGGCAGGGGCCGGGGTCGGGCGGGTTCGCGCCCGCGCCGCTGGTGGCCGGGTCGAACGCCTGGCCGACCGTGACCATGGGCGGCGCGTTCCAGCCCGCGCAGCTGCAGGGCGGCTCCTTCCAGCCCTCGGCCGGCATCGGCGGAGGCTTCCAGCCCGCGGGCGGTATCGGCGGTGGGTTCCAGCCCTCCGCCGGCCTGGCCGGGAATCCCTTCCAGCCCTCGGCGGTGAACCCCCTGCTCGCGCCGCCGGAGGCCCCTGTTGGCAGCGGCACCACCGGCAGCGGCGGCACGGCGACCTACAGCGGCCTCGCCCCCGACGTGGCGAAGTGGGCCGGGCAGGTGCAGAGTACCTTTGCCGACCTGGGCGACTACGTGCCGGACGCGATGCTGGCGATCATCCAGCACGAGAGCAGCGGCAGCCCGACCGCCTACAACAGCGCGGGCGACGCCTGGGGGTTGTTCCAGCAGGTCGGCCTCGGCTCGAACGATCCGGGCACCCAGTTCGCGGCGGCGAAGAAACTCGCGCAGGACAAACTCGCGATGATCAACGCCAGTTATCAGCGTCTCGGCCTCAACCCCGACGCGCGCACGCGCGCCCGCGACCTCTTCCTCGCCTGGGCGGGGCAGTTCGACCCGGCCACGGCGGGGCCGAATCAGAACCGCGACATCGGCAACGGGCAGGACGCGAACACCTTCCTGAACGGCCCGCAAGGGATCATGCCGATGTACGACAACATCGTGCATGGCAAGCAGCAGGCGGCGGGCGGCGGTTCCCTGGTGCAGCGGGCCGAGTCCCTGGTCGGCACGCCGTACAGCCTCGGCGGACTCAGGAGCCACCCCAACCAGCCGCAACTCGGGCTGGACTGCTCGGAGTACACCGCCTGGGTCTACCAGGGCCAGGGCGTTACCCTGTCGTGGAACGCGCAGCAGCAGTACAATCAGACGCAGCGGGTGGACCCGGGGCAACTCCAGGTGGGCGATCTGGTCTTCTTCAAGGGGACCAACGACCAGGACCCCGACTACATCACGCACGTCGGGATGTACATCGGCAACGGGCGCATGATCAACGCGCAGGACGGCGGGGTGATGGAGGCCGACCTGAACTCCCCCTACTGGCAGCAGCACTACGCCGGGGCGGGCCGCGTGCAGGGCCTCGCCTTCGGCGGGCAAGGACCACACTAAGCCGTAAGGAGGCAGACGTGGAAAGTTCCCATGGCGCGGCGGAACGGACGATCCTGCTGGGGTTCGACGCCGCCCGCGCGCTGGCGAGCGAGATCGCGCGCGGTCCCGGCGGGCGCGAGGTGGCGCTGACGATCACGAAACTCGAAGAGGCGTTGCACTGGCTGGAGGCCGCGAAGGGGCGCTAGATGGACCAACTCCGGGGCCTGATGCAGAGCGCCCTCGCCCAGCGCCTCGCCCAGCAGTTCCAGTCCACGGTCGCGCCCCTCCAGGCCCTCCCGAGCCTGGCCGACCCGCAGACGACCCCCCAGCAGCGACTTGTCGAGGGCCTGCGGTTAGGGACGCTCTTGCCGCGCACCCTGCTCGACACGCTCGGCCTGGCGCGCGAGGGCCTCGACTACGGGGCCAAGGCCCTGACCGGCGGTATCGCGCAGGAGATCGGCCTGACGCAGCAGATCGACAACCCGGCCCTGCGGGGACTGGCGAACGCGGGGTCGTTCCTCCTGCCCGGCGGCGCGGCGACGGGGATCGGGGCGCTCCTGGCCGAGGCGGGTCGGCTGGGCCTGCCCTCGCCGCTCGGCCCCGCCGACTTTCGCAACGCCCAGGCCGCCGCTGCCGCCAACCAGGGGAATCCCATCGCGCGGGCGCGGGCGGCGAACGAGGGGCTGGCGCGGGAGTCGCCCTTCGCCACCGGCCTCGTCAACCAACTGGTCAATCCCCTGACCTACGCGACCGGCGCGGGGTCGGCGGAGGCCCGCGCCGCGCAGCAGGCCGGGCGTATCGCCGGGGGCCTGGGCCTGGACCTCGGCTTGGTCAATCAGATTCTCTACCCCGAGGGGCAGGTTCTCCAGAAGGTCGGCGGCGCGCTGGTCCGGCAGGCCGCGCCGAAGGTGGCGGGCGTCCTGGGGCCGCGCGTCATGGGCGACATCCTCCAGCGGCGTTACGGCCTGCCCGCCGCGCCGATCCCCGGCCTGACCGCCGACGCGGCGCAGATGGCGGCCAAGCCCGCCGAGGGCGAGGCGGCGCGGGCGGCGCAACTCCTGGCGGCGCTCAACCCGGTCACTGGACCCGATCTCCCGCCCGAACTCGGCCCGGCTTTCCCGAACCTGCGCGGCAACCTGCCGGCGCGCGACCTGATCCCCGGCGTCGGGATCGGCCCGCTCCTGCCGCCCGAACTCGGCCCTGCCCTCCCGCCCGAGCAGGGACCGGCGTTCCCCGGCCGGGGCAATCTGCCGCCCGACCAACTGATCCCCGGCCTCGGGCGCGGGGGTCGTCCGGGGATCGGCCCGATCCTGAACCCCAACCAGGATGTACCCTTGCCGCCTGAACTGGGACCGGCGTTCCCGAATCAGCGCGGTAACTTGCCGCTGCGCGACCTCATCCCCGGCATCGGGGAAGGTGGCAAGCCCGGCGTTGGCCCGCTCTTGCCGCCCTCTCAGGACGTGCCGCTGCCGCCTGTGCAAGGGCCGCAATTGCCGCTTGGCGGGAATGTCCCGAAAGACCAACTGCTTCCCGGCCTTGGTCGGCGCGGCACCGGGGGCCTCGGCCCGCCGGTCCCGCCGCTCGCGCCCGACGTGACCCCGCCCGAACCGCTCGGTCTGATGCGCGACCTCCTGGCGAGCGGGGACAGCGGGCGAGGCATGGTCTACGCGCCCGCCGACCCCGGTTTCTGGGCGAAGCGCACCGGCATCGATCCCGCCGCCGTGCCGGGCCTGCTGAACCAGTTGCAGGAGCAGGGCGCGCTTCGCCCCGACCAGTCGGGAGAGTTGATCAACACCCTCATCGCGGGCGGCGACCGGACCCCCGCCACGCCACCCGCCGACCTCGGGGCGGGGCTGGAACTGCCGAACATGCCGGGGTATCCGGGGCAGACGCGCGCCGAGGCGATCGGTAGCCTCACCCCGCCCGAGGTCGCGCAACTGGTCGAGGTGGCCTACCGCAACCCGATCGCCCGCAGGAACGCCCTCCTGGCCCACCCGAATCCCGCCGACGTGGCGAGCGCCGCGCTCGATCGCATCACCGGGGACGCCAGCAAGGGCCTGCCCGCCAACCGGACCCTGCTCGAAAACCTGGCGACGAACTACCCCGACCTGGCGGGCAAGATCGCCTACCTCCCCGACCCCGGCGACGCGGGCGGCGGGTTCGGGATCACGCCGCGTCTCGTCAATGATCGTACTTCGGCCTTGCGCTCATTCATGTCGGGGTCGGTGGTCAAGCGTGCCGATGGTTCTCCGCAGGTGGTGTATCACGGCACGAACGCCGCGTTTGATACTTTTCAGCCCAGCACGAACACGTCCGTCGAGGCGGCGCGTTTCGGGGCCGGCTACTATTTCTCCGCCGATCCCGCCGCCGCCGCCGAGTATGCCACGGGCACCGGCTCGCGTCTCGATGCTTCGCCCGAGGGGGCCAATATTATCCCGGCGTATCTGCGGCTGACGCATCCCCTGGAATATACCGCCGGCGGGGAATTGCCGCAGTCCTTCTCGCGCCCGACACCGCTCCAGTACGGCACCCCGCAGGAGTTCACCGCCGAGGCGCGCAAACTCGGCTATGACGGGGTGATCGGCCGGGACGCGGACGGGACGGTCGAGTACGTCGCGTTCGATCCGCAACAGATCAAGAGTGCGACCGGGAATCGTGGCACCTACGACCCGACAAAGCCGGGGGTCCTTGACCTGACGCCGCAACCGGGCGCGACGGGTGGCGGGCAGGGGCCGCTCGGCTGGCTGACCGGCGCGCCGATCGCGGGCGCGCCGCAGATCAGCCGGCTCGGCATCGCCGGTTCGGGCGGGCTGATCGGCGCGGCGGCGGGCGGGCTGGTCCCGGCGGAGAACAACGACCAGCGGCGCATCCACGCCCTCCAGGGCGCGGCGGTCGGGACCGGGCTGGGCCTCGGCGCGACGACGAATCCCGGGATCAATATCCTCCAGTCCCTCCCCGTGGCGGGGGAGTTCGGCAAGGGCTTGATCCAGGCCGCCAACGTCGCGCAGCGCGAGGCGATGGACCGCCCGAACCAGGGCGTCCTCAACGCCGGGAATATCGCGAACGCCTGGCGCGTGCAGGCGACCTCGACCATCCGCAACCTGATCCAGGACGAACTCACGGCGCGGCTCTGGAACAGCAACGCCGGCATCCGCCAGCAGATGATGAACGACAACTGGGTGAGCATGGTCCAGCTCTACAACCTCGGGCAGCGCAACGGCTACGACGCCCTGCCGGTGCAGACGACGAGCCTCTTAGACAAGTGGGGCCTGACGGGGTACGAGCCGAAGGTCGGGGCGGGGTTCAACAACGTCAACCAGTCGATGATCAAAGACCTCTCCGCCGTGGACCTGGCGAAGCTGGAGGCCGCCTTCGCCGCCTTGAACCCCGCGCAGGGCGGTATCCCCCTGGCGGGCCTCGCCTTCGGCGCGGTCAAGGGCTATACCCGCGCCTGGCAGGAATCCCTCTTCTCGACCCTGAACGAGTTCACCCGCCTCGCCGCCCGGCACGCCGCGTTTCAGGACGAGTTCGCCCCGGCGATGCAGGTGGCCGCGACGAACTTCCTCCAGCGGCACGGCCTGACGGGCTACCTCGACGCCGCGCAGGGTTTCACCCCCGCCGACGTGGCGCAGGTGGCCGGGGCGGGGTCGATGGCCGCGCAGGAGTGGGACCAGACGCTCAAAAAAGTCACCAACATGGCGGAGCAGCGGGCGCTCGACATCCACGGCGACTTCGCCCATGAGGTCGCGGGCGGCGGCAAGACGGTCGGGCAGCGCGCCTCGGGCCTCCTCAACGTCGCCGTGCCCTTCTCCTCCTGGGCGCTGAAAGCCTACCCGCGCACGGCGGCGATGATGCTCGACCACCCCGGCGTCTCGCTGGCGCTGATGCTGCTGACGCTGGGGCAGGCCCAGAAGGTGCAGCAAGAAGGCCGGGCCGGGCTGGTCGGCGGCATCCCGATCGACGCGAACACGCCCGTCGTCGGCGGCATCGCCAGGAAGATGCTCGGCAACTTCCCCGGCCAGGCGTATGTGAACCTCCTCGGTTCCCTGACGCCGATCTCGACCTCGGCCCTGCTCCAGCCCGAACAGGCCGTGAACGCCAACCTCTACCAGAAGTCGGCGGAGGCGTTGGACCGGGCGGGCTTCTCCTACAACCCCCTGGTGCAGGCGGCGGCCTACGCCATGAACAAGGACTTCCAGCGGCCGGGACCACTCTCGCGCACGGCGGGGCTGGAGATGGCGCTGCCCGGCCCGCAGGTGCCCTCCGCCGCGCTCGGACCTTTGAACGCGGCGCGCGTGGCGGCGGGGGGTTCGGCGCAGCACACCACGGCGGAGGACCGCAAACTGGCGGAGATTTTCTACCTGACCACCGGCCACCAGCTCGCGGACCCCACGAACGTCTCCGACCCGCAGCGCGCCGCCCTGCTGGCGAGCACGCTCGATCCGCATTCGCCCATCCGCCAGCTCGCCGCGCAGTCCACCGGGCAGGCCAATGTGGCGCGCAACCTCGTCTCGCTCGTCTCCCCCGCCAGCGTGCAGGCCGCCCCGCAGGTCGAGCAGCAGGCCGAGGCGGCGAGTTACGCCGCGCGCCACGCGCCCCCGGCACGGTACGACCCGCGCACGATCAACGCGCTGATGAACTCGGGGAATATGGCGCAGTACATCGAGGCGGTGATGCGGCAAAGGGCCAACGTCGGCACCCAGGCCGAGGTCAGCCCCCTCCTGCAACTCACGTCCCAGTCCGCCGGGCAGGACCGCGCCGCGATGTACCTCGCCGCTTTGGGCGCGCAAGGGCCGTGGGGTTCGCCGCTGGTCGGTGCGCCGAGTTCCCTGATCAACCAGATTCTCGGCCTCTCCACCCCGAGCGTCGAGATCGGCGGGCCGCAGGGCGGGCAACGCTAACGCTGCAAAATAATCGGCGCATTTTCGGGGTCGATTATTTTGCAGCGTTGACAAGGTGAAGCTTTCCCTCGTACACTGACGGGAAATGCGATATGTCGCATTGGTCGAACCCGTCGTGATCGAGGAGTCCTGCCGTGAGCATAGGCACCGCGAACGGCGAGCCGATGGTCAGCGAGGACAGTTTCGACCGGGACTGGTCCGCCGCGCGCAGCGGGACGCTGGAGGGGCCGGCGCGCCAGCCGGCGGCGGAAGGTGGCACTTCCGACCCGACAGCCCCCGTCGCGCCCGGTGCGGACCAGCCCGGTGGTACTCTCCCCGCCCCCGCCTCGCCCCCGGTCGCAGCCCAGGAGTCGGTTCCCCCGCAGCCCACGTACACCCTGCCGCCGGAAATCCTCCAGCAGTTCCCCCAGGAGATGCGCTCGCCCGAGGCCATCGCCCAGGCGGCCCGGCAGTTCCTCTCCATCCGGGGGCAACTCCCGAACCTGGAGCAGACCTGGCGGTCGCAGTACGTCGCGCCGCTGGAACAGGAACTCGCCACCCTGCGCGAGGAGCGGCGGCAGGCGCTCGATCAGTACATCCGGGTCGACCCCCAGACCGGCCAGATTCGTCCCCCGGAGCATCAGGCGTATTTCCGCCAGCAGGTCCAGCAGGCCGAGCAGCAGCAGACCGAGACGCAGCGCCGCCAGCAAGAACAACAGGAACTCCAGCAGGCGCGGGCGACGGTCCAGCAGCAGCAGCAGATGGCCCTCCAGTCCGAAACCGAGGCCCTGAAACTGACCGCCCTCAACGTCCTCCCCCAGTGGAAGGCGGAGATCGCCCGCGTCCACGGCGTCCCGCAGGCCGAACTCGATGCCTACACCCAGCAGTTCGGCTACGAGGACCGCATCCGCCAGTTCCGCTCGCAAGACGACCTCAAACAGGTCGGCCCGCTGCTGGAATCTCTCCAGCAGTACGCGATCATGCGGCAGGGTCAACTTCAGCAGCAGCAGGCCCAGCAGGCCAACGGCGCGGGGAAGTACCGCGACGTGGGCGCGTCGGGCAGCGGCACGGGCGGGCAGGCGGCGGGCGACCGCTGGGTCAAGGCCAACGACCAGGACTTCGAGGCGGCCTGGAAACGCGCCCTCCGGGGGGAACTCGTATAACCGTCCCTCCTCACCAAGGAGCCTGACATGGTTTCCCCGCTGAATCTCTCCACCGATGGCGGGTTTTCTGTTGAGATCAAAACCTTCTACAAGAAGGGGCTGATCAAGTTCGCAGAAAAGGCCACCGTCTTCAACCAGTTCGGGCAGAGCGCGACCATCAGCCGCAACCAGGGCAAGACCTGGGAGTGGCGTCGACCCAGCCAGCTGACCAAGATCACGGGCGCGGCGGCGGTCCTGACCGAGGGCACGACCCCGACCGGCTCGGCGCTGACCTTCGCCAACATCACCGCCAGCCCCTTGCAGTACGGCGACTACTTCGCCGGGTCGGACGTGATCGACGCGACCATCTACGACCCCCTGCGGACCTACGTGGTCGAGGCGCAGGCGTACCAGATGGCGCAGATCATCGACAACCTGATCCAGATCGGCGTCCTCGCCGGCAGCACCAACCACCAGTACAGTAGTGTCAGCGGGACACGAACCGCGACGAACCAGATCACCACCGCCGATATCCTGACCGAGACGGAAATCCGCAAGGCGATCAGGACGTTGAAGCGCAACGCGGCGCGGCCGCTCGACGGCGGGAAGTTCGCCGCCGTGATCCACCCGGATACGTGGTTCACCCTGACGCAAGACCCCGACATCCGCGAGGCGATCATCTACGCCACGGGCGGCGGCGGCTCCCTCTTCACCGGGGAACTGGGCACCTACATGGGCGTGCGCTGGGTCGAGTCCCCGCTGGCCCCGGTCAACCTGACCGGCGGCGCGGGCGGTATCCCGGTCTACTCGACGGTCTTTTTCGGGATGGACTACTTTGGCAAGGTGGACATCTCGGGCCTGACGACCGACTCGATCTTCCACGATGTCGGCTCCGCCGGGGCGGCCGATCCCCTCAATCAAAGGTGGACACAGGGCTGGAAGAACACCTTCGTGGCGAAAATCCTCAACGAGGCCTACGCCGTCGTGGTCGAACACGCCAACGCCTAATCCGGTACAAGCGGGTTAGTCTGCGGAGCGGGCCGGGGTGAATGGCATGGGCACCCCGGCCCATTACTCAGGAGGCATCATGGCGAAGACCGATAAGGCCACCCCCGAAGAAGCGGCGGCCGACCCGAAGTTGCAGGACCAGCAGACCGCCGAGCCGCAGCAGTCGGCGGGCGCACCGACCGACGAGAACGTGGTGCGGGACGACCGCCCGCTGCGCGAGGACTTGCCGAAGAACGACGAGCCGCCGATCCCCCTCACGGCCGGAGCGGAGGAATCGTTCGGCACCCCGGCGACGCTCCAGCCGGTCGTCCCGCCCGCGCCCCGCGTGGTGGACGCGCCGCGCCTGCCCGACCCGGTGGAAGCGCCGATGCTGCGCCGCCGGGTGACGCAGGAGGACATCAACTCGCCGGGCTTCCAACTCCTCGTCTCCGGGGCCAAGGAGAATTTCGAGACGATGGTCCTGCGCCCGGGCGACCGCGTGGCGGGCGGCGTCGAGGTGATCGGCCTCAACAACATCAACGACCGTATCGAACTGCGGCCGGGCGCGGTCGTCCCCGACGAGGACACCGGCTACGTGCCGACCAATTACATCATGGACCACCAGCGTCAGCGCATGATCCACGACCAGGCCGAGCGCGCGGTGGGCAACCGGAAGCAGTAGGAATTACGAGCGGGGGCGGCGTGGAAGGACACGCCTAAGACGAGACTGGGCATAGGCTGTAGTGGTAGCCCGGAAATCCCCGGCCTCGCCGGGTAGCCGATCTAACCCACAGAGCAGGTGTCGAACCCTGCCCCCCGCTTTTATTTTGGAGTACATGACATGCCGCGAGATAGCCGTGACCGTGTGGCCGACGCCTCCCCGCTCCCCCGCGAGGGCATGACCCGCGAGGAGATCGAGGCCGCCGAGGAAGACGAGCGCAACCCCATCGTGGCGGGCGGGACGGAGGGGCTGCTGTCCCACGAACTCCCGCCGCAGGTGCGCCCGCCGAGCGAGCGCCTGTCCTACGAGAGCCTGATCACGCTGGGCCTTTCCGACGCCGAGGCCCTGCTGATCGTCAACACCCTGCGCCAGAAGAACGGCGGCCTGGTCGAGTACGACGAGGACGCCGAGGCCGAGCGGGTGGCGAAACTGCGGACGCAGCAGCACGAGATTTCGCGCATCGACGGCGGCAACACCGTGCAGGCGCAGCTCTCCACGATGGAGGCGTACTTCACCGGGGCGATCCCGCGCGGCGACGGGAAGTACTGTGTCCGCAAGCCCTATCTCTCGCCGCGCGACGAGAAGGTCTGGATCAACGGCTACCACTTCAACATCCCCAAGCATACCAGGGTCGTGATCCCGACCGAGGTGATCGACATGCTCGCCTCGACCGCGCAGGCGCGCGGGGACTTCGACATCGTGAGCGCCGCCTTCCAGGCGCGGCAGCTGGACCCGATCGACCTGCACACGGGGGTGATCCCCACGCCCGGCGACCTCTCGCCGCGCGCCGTGGCCTACGCGGGGCCGGACCCGTTCCGGCGCGGCTAGGGGGCGGTGGTGGCGGTAGCCTACCCGTACACGATCCGCCAACTCCTCCTCGACTTCGGGCTGTACCTCAAGGACAGCCACTACCTCGTCGCGACCGCGACGGGGACGAGTGGCGTGCGCTTCGCCTGTTCCGTCCTCGACGCGCAGGCCCTCGGCGTGCTGGCGGACAGCGAGTTGTTCCCCTGGGATGTCCCGGCCGGGGCGACGACGAACGACACGAAACTCCCCCTGACGGTCCTCGACAACCAGCTGACCGGGGCCGGCACGCACATGGAGATCACCTACGACCACGCGCCCTATTCCCTGCCCTTCACGACGGGGAATCGCGCGGTCCTCTCCAACCTCGCCGGGCGCGGCTACCCGCAGGGCCAGCGGGAGTGGGCGCTGAAGATGGCGAGCATGGAGGTGGGCGACACGCAGGGCCAGCCCTACCGGGAACTCGCGACCCCCAGCACGACGGACTACTGGAACGCGATCCCGTCCGACCTCCGCTCGCTCTACCGCGTGACCGCCTACTCGGCGGCGGCGAACTACGAGAGTGAGATCAGCCCGGCCGTCTGGCAGACGGGCCTCGACCGCGCCGGGCGGCGGATCAATTTGCCCTTCAACTGGCAGGGCGCGGACACCGCCCGGCTCTACGGCACCATCGACCAGACGATCTGGTGGGACAGCCTCCGGTCCACCGGGGCGGCGGGCGACCTCGGCGCGAACATGGCGACCTACAGCCAGCAACTCTACGGCGACCCGCGCCGCCTGATCATGGCCGCCGTGCCCTGGCTGCTCGACGGGCGGGGCGACGCGCGCACCGCGCGCCAGGCGCAGTTCGAGTACCAGCGCCGACTCCGCGAGGCGGGCCAGGCGCGGCCCCGCGCGAACGAGGTCTGGCTGGAATGAGCGGGCTGGCCGGGACGCAGTACGAGGGCGACTACATCGAACTGGTGGGGGTGGCGAAATTCCCCCTGCCCCGCCAGCAGGGCGAGGGCGACGAGTTCGACCAGCTCCGCACGACCCCCCTCGAACCCTTCCAGGCCAGCGTCGTCCTCGGGGACGACTCGATCGTCTCGGACGATCGGATCGCCCAGGCCGTCTTTTCCGACTTCCGCCCCGGCCTGGGCAAGCGCCGGTTCGTCGCCAGCGAATCCCTCTCGGGCTATCAGGACGGCGACCTCCTGACAGTCGAGGGCGTGGCGACCCTGCCGCCCCGGCGCGTCGCCCTCGCGGGCGCGCTGAACGCGGGGACCGCCAGCTGGGCGGGCAAACTCGTCCTGGGCTACCCCTTCGCCCTCGCCAACCGCTACCAGTTCGCCCTCTGGGGGCCGAACACCGGGGCGGGCGGGGCGACGATGTACGTCCGCGACAGCATCACCAACACCTTCGTCCTGCCCACCCTGACCGGCTCCCCGACCGCCGTGACCCTGCCGTACAACGGCTTCGGGCGCTTCGGGCAGTACTTCGTGATCTGCTGGCTGAACTCGATCTACTACAGCCTCGACGGGCAGGCGTACTCGCAGGGCTGGTCCCCGGCCAATACCCGGTTCGAGGGCCTGATCGAACACGACAGCAAGCTCTACGTCCTGGCGCGCAGCACCGTCACCAACCTCCTGCGGTTCTACTGGATCGCCACCGAGGCGCAACTGACCGCCGGGGTCGGGGTGGCCTGGCCCGGTGCCTCGGCCTCGGCCGTCGATTTCCAGCTCCGCTCGACCGAGATCGTGACCAACATCGTGGACTGGACGGACGAGCGGTACAACCGCCAGATTCATGTCGTGACCACGCGCCGGATTTTTTCCTACAACGACGCCGATTTCTTCACGACCTTCTGGCGCGTCCCCGACGCCAACGACACGCACTACCCCTTCGCCTTCGTCTCCCCGCGCGACGACCTCCTCTACGTCTCCTTCTTCGGCGCGAACAACAGCGTCTACGTCCTGAACCACCAGACGGTCGAGGAGACGGGGCCGAACAAGGAGTTTGGCCTCCCCAAGGGGAACGCCAACTTCACCATCGCCGCGCTCGCCGGCAACTCGCGGCACATGTTCGCCCTCGGGCTGGGGCCGCAGGGCCGGGTGCTGATCGCCAACGACGCCTTCGGCTGGTCCACCTTCGTGCGCGCCCGCCTGACAACGCCGAGCGACCTGACCAGCACCCCGCTCACCGCGAACGAGATCATCGTCGGGATGCTCTACGTCGAGTCGCGCTTGTACGTCGTCACGCAGGGCGGCACGGTCGAGTATATCGACTGGCCCGACGAGGCGGCGAGCGTCTACAACTTCCTGACGACCGGCGGCCCGCCCGACGCGCGCGCCTACGAGCAAGGCCCGTTCTATGCCTACGCGCCCGAGTTCGACGCCGGCAACGAACTGCTCTGGAAGATGGCGAAGTGGTGGACGCTCCACGTCGAGAACCCCGCGCAGGCCAGCGGGCCGGCCCTGGCCCTGCCGACCAGTTGCCTGCTCCTCTTCGGCTACCAGTGGGACGGCGGGGCCTGGATCACCTACGGCACGACGATCAACAGCGCCTCGGCCTTCCCCTACCGAATCCCCCTGCCGAGCGCGGGCAACCAGGCCGGGACGGTCTTCCGCAAGACCCGCTTCTTCTTCGGCCTCCAGGGGGCGAGCGCGGGCACCCTGATCACCCCGATCCTGCGCGCCGTCGTCCTGGCCTACACCCGCGAGCCGGACATCTACGACGGGTTGCAGGTGGTGATCGACCTGACCGACGACCGCTGGCTCGACGGCGACGGCAAGGTGCTGGGCAAGTTCTACGGCAAGGACCGGCAGACGCTCCGCAACCTGATCGAGGTCTTGAAATCCGGCCCCGGCCAGGCCAAGCAGCACTACTCCGTCATCGTCGGGCGCAAGGGCTTCACCAAGACCTACGCCTCGATGGACATCCGCGTCAGCGGCGTCGAAGACCCGCAGTCCCGCTTCGGACGCTACACCCTCACCCTGCGGGACTTGTCCGCCCCGGCGAGCGGTTAGCGTGAGCGGCCTGACCGGGACCAAGGACTTCTCCTCGGCGGGGCCGACACCGAGTATCCTGCGCGGGGCCGTCGTCCTGCCCCGCTCCCGCGCCACGCCCGAGGACAAGCCCTGGCGACACCCGCCCCATTCCTGGACCGGGCCGCAGACCGAGTGGGCCTGCTACTGGTATCTGAGTATCCACGGGATCGAGCCGGGCCGCCGGAAATTGCGGCTCGGCCTCGACTACCTCTACCAGGGCGGCCTCACCGCGCCGCAGCTATTCCGCAACAAGCCCTTCACGCGCGGCGACTTCGTGATCTTCAATTTCGGGCGGGCGCTGCGGGGGGTGGTCCTCGACCCGCTCACGCCGTTCACGCACCCGACCCCCTGGTTCGACCTGGAGAAACGGCGTATCCTTGCCTTGCAGGGCTGGCAGGTGATCTTCATCGACGCCCCCGCCGTCTGGGCCTACCCCGGCCCGGCGATCGAGGCGGCCCTCAGGGGGGTGGACCTTAGCCGGCGCGGCCGGGGGAACGGGATCGCCTCGTGAGCGCGATCAGGAGAACCCCGCTCACCCCCTACCCGCCGATCCAGAACGGCAAGGAACGGGAGGGCGGGCTGCTCCTGCCCGTGGATTACGCGCGCTTCGGCGCGCTGGCGACGACCACGACGCCGGGCCAGGTGTCGGCGGCCGACTTCAACAAACTGCACAACTGGCCGGTGATCCGGCTGGCCTACTCGGCGGCGGCGGACCTCGCCAACGCCACCAACATGGGCGTTGCCGGCACGGCCAACGTGCTGGTCGCGGCGCAGAACTTCACGGTGAACAGCGCGACGGCGATCCTCGACGTCTTCGTCAACACCGGCATCCTGATCAACGCCCCGGCCGCGCTGACGCAGGCCACCTTGCGCGTACTGCTGGACGGGGCCACGCTCTACAAGCTCGGCCCCGGCATCGCGCTGGCGAACGGCTGGATGTCCTTCAGCGGGGGCGCGTTCCCGATCGGGCCGGGGCTGGCGGCGGGGGTACACACGATCGCGCTGACGCTGGTGGCGAGCCAGGCGAACGCGCTGCTGTACTGCCGGGCGGCGACCGCGCCGCTCTACGAGTGGGCGACGATCACGATTGTGGAGCGCCAGCCATGACCCAGGTTTTGTACGACCGCCTGACGCGGCGCATCCTCGCCGCCGGCCTCTTCCCCGCGCACGACCCGGCCGACCCCGACACGGGCGTCGCCGAGGTGGCCGACCCGTCGCCGCTCGACCAGCCCGGCACCAAGACGCTCGCGGGCGACGGCACGATCGTGGTGACGCCGCCCGTGGTGGACCCGGCGCAGGCAGATCGCGATGCCCGCCGCCAGCAGTTGTTCGCCGCCGACCTGGCAATCCTCCGCAACCGCCTCGCCACGACCGTGGTGCCGTGGGAGAAAGCGGCAATTCGCATGATCGGGCGGCTCGTCGGGGAAGTCTACGACGCGTGACGGCGGGGACGGGGGGCAGATAGTGGGCGCGTTGAGTCCCGAGACATGGCCGATCCTCGGGGCTTTTCTCGTCCTCCAGAGTCTTATTACCTTCCCGCTGGTGCGCTACATCCAATTGATCCACAAGGCCCAGTTGGAGGCACTGGACAAGAGTTGCGAATCCCGGATCACCGACCTGCGCGCGCAGCAGGCCGCGCTCGTGACCATCTACACCGCGTCCACCGAATACGCGCAGCGCCGCGGCGATCTCTTGCACGCCGAGAAGGAAACCCTGATCAAGCAACTCGACGCCATGTCGCAGCAGACGTTCCGCGCAGTCGACGCGCTCTCCGAGTTGCGGGGGGCGAGCCAGGACCTCACCAAGGCGAGGCGATCGTCATGACACACATCTTCGCCATCACCCCGCACCCGACCCCCCCGCCCCCGCCCCCCCCGGACAACGGCAGCGGCCACCGCGAGGTCGAGCGCGCCATCCGCCGCGCCGAGGTGGCGAAGCAGAAGTTCGACCAGGAACTCGACGGCCTGATCGAGGACTTGCACGAGGCCCGCGCGGCGATCAGGAGCGACCCGCTGCCCGGCGAACACGAACCGGAGGCCTGATGGCGTGGATGGAAGTCGCCGCCCTCATCATCCTCGGGGTGGGCATCCTCGGCTACGCCCTCTCACTGACCTTCCTCCTGCGCTTCCGCCGCTGGATGGGCCAGCGCGGGGCGGGCTGGCCGCGCCTCCTGCTCTCCACGATGCTGGTGCGCGAGACGCTGCTGGCGCTCCTGTACCTCTCCTCGCTCGCTTCCACGCTGGGGTTAGTGGACCAGCGGCTCGGTTTAGTGCTAGGCTTCCTGGCGGGGATCATCCTCAGCGTGGCCCCGTGGGTACTGGTCCTGGCGCTCTATCGCTGGTGGCCTGACGGCCTGGTCGTATTGCCCAAGCGCCGGGGTCGCCCGGACGAACCGGAGGGACAATGACACTCCTCGGCGTGGTCTTCCTGGTCCTGGCAACTCTCGGCTTCCTCTTCGGCTGGCACCCCACCTCGCGGGGCTACGGCTACTCCTTCGCGGGGGTCTGCCTCTGCATCGCCGTCGCCATCTTCCGCTTCGGCCCGCAACTGCTCCAGTAGGAGATGACATGGTTTACGGCATGGACGAGCGTATCTCGGGGGCGGAACTGGCGCGTCGGGGCGAGCGTACCGAGACGGTGCGCGAATTGCTCTATGCATTGGCCGATCGCGTCTACTCCTGGTCGCGTGACCAGGAGCAGTCCGAGGACGTGATCTTGCTGGCGCAAGCACGGACATTCGGTTGGGTGCCCTGGCACGACCGGCAGAGAGGAAAGTAGCGTGACCCTAGAAGGTATCGATCTCGCCTCGCACCAGGGCGACTACGGCTACCCGACCAACCCCGACTTCGCCATCATCAAAGCGTCGGGCGGGCATTCCTACCGCAACGGCTACTTGCCGCCGCAGGTACTCAACGCGCGTGCGAAGAATGTTATCTGCGGGTTTTATCACTACATGTTCGAGCCATCGGTGGGCGGCGGGGACGTGGACCGCGAGGCGGCGAACTTCATCGACGCCTGCCGCCCCTACGTGGAAGTCGGCTCGACCTTCTGGCTCGACGTGGAGGAGTTCCCCGCGCAGGTCGGGTTCACGGGCGACCTCGGCGGCTGGATCGTCTCCTTCTGCGAGCAGGTCGAGCGCGCCTTCGGCTGCGTCTGCGGGGTCTACTGCGCGACGTGGTATCTCGACCCGACCGGCCTGTTCATGGACCAGCGGCTCGCCCGTTTTCCCTTCTGGATGGCCTCCTGGCAGGAGGAGATTCCCGACAAGAAGTTCATGGCCCCCTGGCGGGAACTCACCCTCCACCAGTACGACGCCAACGGCATCGACAAGGACCGCTTCTACGGCACGCGCGAGGCGTTCCTGGCGCTCGGCGTCCCCGCGCTGCAGGGTCCGCCGCAGGAAGACCCGATCGTCGCCCGCTCCTACCTCGACCCGTCCGGCGTCCCGGTCACGGAGATTCGCTGGGGCGGGCAGATGACGGAGATACTGGGGACCGACTACGTGAACGTCGGCATCCGGGGCCGCAACGCGGCGGGGGATGTGTACCACCGGAGTATCGTGAACGGCGAGGGCCAAGCGTACGTGAAGGAGTAGGTCATGTCGTTCGTGCGCCCGGACTTCCGCACGGTCACGATCTCGAACGGGCAGACGGTCAGCAACGTCTCGCTCGGTGCGGCGGAGACGCTGATCGGCATCGTTACCCGTTCGACCTTCGACGGCACTTCCCTGACCTTCCAGGTCAGCGTCGACGGCACGACCTTCTACCCGCTCTGCGACCCGGCGACCGGGGCCGCCTTCGCCATCGTGGCCGCCGCCAGCAAGGCCTACGCCATCGACCCGAAGTGGTTCCTGGCCTGGAACTTCTTCACCCTGGTGGCGACGGCGCAGACCGGGGACTCGATCCTCGACCTCGTGGTGCGGGAGATTCGATGACCCTCCTCTTGCTGCTCGCCCCGTCCGGCACCCCGCCGCTCTGGCGCGACGACTTCGCGGACACCCAGGCCGCCCCGCTCACCCGGCCGGGCTACGCGATCAGCGACAGCGGGAACAACCTCTCCACCAACGGTTCCTTCCTGGTCGCGGCGGGGGCGGGCGCGAACTGGGGCAATACCTCCGACTACAAGGCCGCGAGCGTGGCCCGGTCGGCGCTCGGCGCGGCGGCGGTGCTGGTGCGTTTCCCGGTCAACGCCAGCAGTTTCGGCCTCTTCCTCACCAGCACGAGCAACCCGGCCAACCCGCTGACGGCGGATCGCGGGCTGTATTACAACTACCCCAACATCCAGGTCGTCGGCGTCACCAGCAACGCCCTCCAGCGGCCGGGCACCCGCCTGTACATGATCGACTATCTGCTCTGCTGCTTCGCCCGGTCGGGCGGTGGCATGGTCTACGTCGTCAGCGGCGGGCAGTTCGGGCAGTTCCCGCAGGGCACGATCGTCTGGGTGGACGACGACGACGCGCAAGACCCGGTGTTCGTCGGCATCGCCAACGGCGCGGGCGTGCAGCGCGCGGACTACTGGACCGGCCTCGGCCCGGCGGCGGCGGGCACGCTGGCGAGCAGTCGCTTCGGGCAGGCGCTCGGGGCCTACCAGTTCACGACCAACGCCGGCAACGCCAGCGGCTACGTCGCCGAGGTGGGCGGGCAGGCGCTCAGCGTCTGGACCGGCACCGGCACGACCACGGGCGGCAAACTCCAGTCCACCACCACGGCCACCCTGCGGGCGCGCTTCGACCCGGGCAGCCAGCCGCGCCTCTGGGCGGCGACCTTCACCACGCCGGCCACGATCACCGGGGCAGAGATTTACCTGGACTTCCGCGATAACGGGACGAACCGGCTCAGCGCGGTCCTCGACACCACCCACGCCTACCTGTTCTCGTCCTACTCGGCCAGCACCCTCTCCTCCAACGGCGGCGTCACCCTCCAGGCAAACACGACCTACAGATTTAGGGTGTTCGACTGGAACAGCGAGATCGCCTTCTACATCAACGACGTGCTCTGGGTGAGCGCCACCAGCGCGGACGGGGCGGGGCAGCGGCAGGGCGGGATCACCACGGTCGGGCAGATCACCCCGGTGGACGACCTGGCCGCCTGGCCCGCGAGCGTGACCCTGCCCGCCGCCCTCGGCGGCATGATCAGCCCGCCCGCCGCCACCGGCGCGGCGCTGATCACCGACGCCTTCACCGACACCGCCGCCACCGCGCTGACGACCCACGACGCGGCCTGGTCGAACCAGGCGTATGTCGGGGGCGGCACGCCGACCTACGTGATCGACGGCACCGGCACCAAAGTCAAGCAGTCGGGGGCCAACGACATCGGCGGGTTCGCCATCCGCGCGGGCGGGGCGGGCAACGACCACTACGCGCAGGCCGACATCACCATCCCCGCCAGCGGGAGTTACCGCTGCGGCGTGGTCGTGCGCTGGACCGACAACCAGAACTACCTCGCCGCCCGCTTCCTCAACCAGGGGGCGAGCGACGAGATCGAAGTCTGGCAGCACGTCAGCAACACGACCACGCTGGTCACGGCGATCCAGATCGGGGACCTGACGACCGGCACGGTCCACACGGTCGGGGTGGCTGTGCGCGGGACCGACGTGGCGATATACTGGAACGGCGCGCTGGTCGGGCAGGGCAATACCACCCTGGCGGCCGGCACCGGGGTCGGGTTCGGCTGCGAGGACACCCCCACGACGGGGACGGCCCTCTACGACAATTTCACCGTGAAGGCAGTAGCCTGAGGAGGCCAAGATGAGCGTGACCCAGCGGTCGGTCGTCAAGGGGCGGGGGCAGGACGATTTTCTCATCGCCAGCGCCGCCCCGGCGGCGGCGGGCACCTTCACCCCGAACATGTTCAACGGCAACCACTTCATCGTCCAGATGCCCGCCGGGAATATCACCATCGCCGCGCCGGTCAACGGACGCCCCGGCCTCGTGCTGGACCTCACCATCGTGCAGGACGGCACCGGCTCGCGCACCGTGACCTGGAACGCGATCTACCACTTCGCCGGCGCGGCCAGCCCGACCCTGACGACCACGGCCAGCAGGCGCGATATGTTCCGCTTCATCTTCAACGGGACGAGCTGGAACGAAACCTCGCGCACCCTCAACGTCGCCTAGGAGGACCATGCAGATTCGCCGGGACAGCATCCCGAACAACCAGCGCGGGCGCGGCGGGTGCCTGCTGATGTCGCCCTACACGGCGGCGATCTACTACGTGACCATCGAGGACGGCTGGGTCGTCGTGCGCGACTGGGGCAAGGCCGAACTGGCGCGCGAGCGGCAGGACCGGGTCGACATTTCCGGCCCGCAGGTGTCGGCCTGCTTCGCGCACCAGCACGCCATCATCGTCCACGTCGTCGGTTTCCACGCCGACACGAACGACTCCGGTTCGCAGACCTTCGAGCTGGACCTGGAGCGTGCGCTGTGACCGCCTAGTCGTCCCAGGTCGTCTCGTTGGCGTACCACCAGATGTGCCAGGGCAGGCAGGGGAGCAGGCAGACGTAGACATGCCAAAACCTGTCATGGGCCATCCAGGGCTTACCCGGCTCTCCGGTGCGCTTGTCCCAGAAGACGCCGATCCAGAGGTCGCGCGGCTCGTAGAGTATTTCCCAGTCCATGCGCCTGCCCGCGACGGGCCAGTGGAACAATTGTCTCATGTCCCCATCCTTTCGGGAGTGACGGAATGACCGCGACCGCGCCGAAATACAAGATCGCCAAGGGCAAGCTGACGCAGAAATGGAAGGTCAGCGCCGGGACCGGCCTGACGGTGGGCGGCGCGGTTGGTATCTTCGTGGCCTACGTCGCGGCGAAGGTGGACCCGACCATGCCGCCCGAGGTGCTGGCGGCGCTGATCTGGCTCACGACCTGGCTCCTGACGCAGGGGTCGATGATGGTGGCGGGCTACGTGGCCCGCCCCGACCCCGAGGATCGCCCCGTGGTGGACCCCGCGACCCTGCCCAAGCGCCCGGTCGAGCCGCTGCCGCCCACCCCGCCGACACCCTAGCCGACCTTGCTCTCGATGCTATCCAGTCGCGCCTCGATCTGCCCGAGGACGAAACGCACCCCGTCCAGTTCGCCGACGATCTGCTCGACGGGTATCCCCGCCCGCGCCGCCAGCGCCTCCTCGACCAGCATCCTGATCGCGTCGGAGTAGGTCAAACCTGCGCTGTCCGCCACCCGCTCGACCAACGAGCGCACGGGCGTCGAGAGCCTGAGTCCGCTCGACCGGCGGAGGTCGGTCTGCCGTTTGAACTGCGTACTCATCGTCCCTCCTCGTAGCGATGCACCGCGGCGATCCACTCCAGAAACGCCCAACTGTGGTACTCGTCCGGGGTGAAATCGCGCATCGCCTCCCCGTCGCCGTGGCGTACCCGAATCGAACCCTCGCCCTCGGTCTTGGGATAGAGATGCAGGAGGTCGCGGCACAGCCCGTAACATTCCCGCGTGAAGTGGAACGGCAACTTCGGGTCATCCGGGGCCTCTACCAGGGTCACGATCGCGTTTCCGGCACCCATATTGCACCCGCTCCCTCGCCGCCGCCGTCATCGGCGGGCGGTCCCAGTTTTCTTTCTCGGCCACCACGCGGATAAGCCGCGCGTACTGCTCCGGGGTCAGCGGGGCCTTGATCGCCACCAGTCGCGCCGCGATGCAGGCCGCCGACGACCGCGCCCCCCGCACCAGGTCACTCATCGGCCTGCTCGAACTGCCGTCGTAGTTCGTCGTAATAGCCCGCCGCCAGGCGGGCCTGTATTTCGGGGTCGCGTCGCGGCCCGCCGGGGTGGTAGCCGAGCGCCCGCGCGAGCGGCGAGGGGCGATTCCGGTAGCCCCCGCCGGAGGTCTTGCGCCGGGCCTTCGCGGCAACACGCGGGTGGCGCGCGGTGCCGACGTTGTGCGACAGCCGCCGCCCTTCCTGCGCCTCGACCTGCGGGGTGATCCCGGCCCGGTGCCACTTGCTACGCTTCCACCACAGCGGATCGTTGAACGCCATCGCCGTCACTCCACCAGCACCAGCGTCACGCCCACCCGGCCGGGCGCGACCCCGTGACCGTCGCTCTCGAACGCCGCACAGAAACGGAATATCTTGTCGTTGACCCCCAGCATGGCGGCGCAGAGGTCCTGCACCGGTTTGATGCAGTTGTCCACGTCCCGCGTGCGGCCCATCTGCCCGCAGTCCACGTAGAGGAGGACGATCCCCTGGAAGTCCTCGTACCCCTGCGGCCAGCTGGCCCCGTAACCCGCCTCATCCCACCAGGCGAGGTACTTCGGGGTCTTGACCATTTTCGCCCCCGTCACGGCCCCCCGGTGCCAGAGCAGCGTGATCTTCCACAGGTCATTCGCGCTCGGCGGCAGCGGGAGGTCGAGGTGGAAAGTCGTCAGCTTCTTGTCTTTGACAAGCCAACGGGGGACCGGCAGACGATCGAACATCTGCCGCGCCACGATTTCCGCCGTGATCACACTCACAGCCTGCTCCCAATCTTCTCGCGCATCTCGCGCCGTAACGGGGCCACGTCCGCGATCTCGGGGTGGCGCAAGAACGTCTTCACGCCGAGTTCGTGCCAGCCCCGCTCGCGGTCCCCGACGAACCCCAACTTGCGGACAACATTGACCCGAAATTCTTCCGGCGCGCAGTCGAGGCAGAAGGCCGCGCCGCTCCAGACCAGCCAGCCCTCACCCACGAGCGCGCGGAACTTCGCGTCGATCTTTTCCCAGCGGTCGAGCCGTTCGCTCGTCCAGCCTTCCGCCTCGCCCTCACGATACAAAGTCTGGAATCTCAGCGAACCCGCCCGCAGCCGATCGCCCAGGTCCATGAGTGTCTGATACCGCCGCCGGAACTCCCCCGGCGTGGCCGGTGCCCCGTCGCGCAAGGCGTACTGCCCCCCGTCCGGGGACGTAGGTGTATTCCGTCTCTCCGTAACGGGCGGAGTTGTGGGGATGTCCGTCTCCAGCAGGATCGCCCTCGGCGGCTGCGTCACCCTGACCACGATCTCCTCCCGCCACAGCGTCGCCGCCGCGCTCTCCAGGGCATGCCACGCCGGGGTAGCCGAGGGGACGGAAGAAGCTCCCGTCGCGTCCCCACTCCACAGTTGCCCGAACGCCAGCGCCGCCTTGTTCAGCGCCGCCCGCGTCGCCGGGGTCGGCACGACGCCCGGCGGGGGGACCGGGGAGCAGGACGAGGGGCCGTCCTTCGTCCCGCGCGTGCCAGACGGCCGTGAGGAGCGCGTCGTTGTCGTCCTCGCGGGCGAAGGCGGCAGGCTGGACAGCAAAGCCGATACCTCGGAGGGAGCGCAGGAAGGCGTCGGCTTTTCTAATCCAGGGAGGGATACCAATAAGCCAATAGCCTGTCGCGCCGCCGCCTGCGTCGGCAGGGTCGCGATCTTCATCCCGGTGGGGACGTGAGAAATTGTCCACAGTCCGTATCCTTCCACGACCGGCTTGTGCATCGCCAGGTAGCCCGCTTCATGGATGAGCGCCGGGACGACAGCGGGTTTGACCACTCGCTCGCCCTCGACCAGTTCCCACCGCTGGATCGTCACCGCGCCCGGCGCGTAGCCTTTCAGTGCCACGGCGTCAGCTCCCCCCGGCGGAAGCAGAGCCGCCCGTGGCCGTCCGTTTCCACCTCGTAGTCGCACGACTCGGCACGGTTTCTCGTCAGGTCGCGCACGACTACGCCCGTCCCGGTACGCGGGACCGCCCGATGCGTCTCAGCGTCCCGGCGCACGTCGAACCAGACCCAGTCGCCCACCCGGAAGGCAATGCCCTTTCTGGCCTCTACAGAGGGGCTACACGCGACGGAAGTTTTCATGTGTCCTCCAAGACCCGTGCGGGGGTTCCGCCCTGGGCACACGGGCGAAAACGCCCCAGGATTGATTTTAGTCCGCCGCGTCCAGCAGCCGCAGCCCCGGTCCCACGCCGGGCAGAGAACGCCGCGAGAGTTCCGTCCATAGCCGCCGCCGCACTAGCGGGGCCAGCGGGTAGACATAGCGTTGCTTCTGCCCGAGTCCGTCGCCGTGTTCCTTGCGGTGAACCTTCCCGGCCCCGTAGCCGTGGTGGCCCTTGATCGTCCCGGTGTCGATGAAGTTGCAGGCCCGGTACAGCCCGCCGGTATGTCGCGTGAGGTCGGCATACGACACGACCAGGAGGATCGGCGTGCGTGCCGGGTACTTGCACGCCCAGTCCCTCGCGACCCAATCAAGCACCCGCGCCACCGCCCAGGAGAGCAGGTTAGGGTCGTCCTTCCTGAGGGTGACGCAACGGGCAAACTCCAGGTAATCCAGCCCGTGAAACCCGAGACAACGACTGAACGCCGGATACCCGAAGGTCAACACCCCGTTGAGTTGGTCGCCATCGTACAGCCCGTAGTGCAACTGCCCCATGTGGAGCGAACGATGGAGATAGTGATGTCTCTCGATGAAGGGCCGCGCGATCCTGTTCGGGACCAGGGCGATGCCCGGCTTTTCCATCTTCCCCTCCTAGTCCGCCGCGTCCAGTAACCGCAGCCCCGGCCCCCCACCAGCGATCCCGCTGGTGCGGTAGACCACCTTGCCCCCCGGCCCCGGCACCTCGACGCACTCGCCGTTCTCCACGAGGATCGGCAAGAGGCGGTTGAGGTCTTGCGCCCGGACGTGGCCGAGTTGCAAGAGGTCGGCGCGCGTGGCCCCGCCCTCCTTCGCCGCCAGCACACGGCGGAGCTTCTTCAAGCTTCCTTCGTCCTCCGTCGCGGCGACGAGTTCGAGGATGAGGTCGGCGTAGACGGCGGTGCGTCGGACGAGGACGAGGGCGAGCCGGAGATAGGTGTCGCGGACGACCACAGTGTTGCCGTGGACTCGTGGACGAATGTCCAGCATTTCCAGACCGCCGGCCACTCGTTTGACCCTGGCGAGATACCGACCCTTGGGGGTCTTCGGGTTATCCAGCGCATCGCGTATCCCTCGCCTTTCCCCCGTGTTGATGCCGCACTCGGCCTCGTACGCCGCGTACTCCGGCGGGACCGTCCCCGCCGGGCAGTCGAACCGGACCTGGGTGACGTGCGCGTGGGCCGCGACGTGTTCCGCGATCTGGTTGGCGAGGGACACGCGGGCGGCCTGCGTCGGGTAGTCATGCACCCCCTTGTTCTCCCACCAGGGCGCCAGATACCAGAAGCGCGAGGCGAACCCGGCCTCCAGGTCGGTCGGGGTCACGTTGTCGAAGAACATCCTGGGGGTCGTCGTCGCCACCACGACGACGTGCGGGTTGTCGATGACGACCGCGGACCGGGCCAGCTGGTAGGACACGTCGCGCCCGTCGTAGAGCGAGTTCAGCACGCCGCGCGCATTCGCCATGTAGTCGTGTTTCAGCGTGGCGAGGAAGTCCCCGAACTCGTCGAACGAGGCGTACATGCGCTTCGAGTCCGACTTCGCCAGCGCGGTGTACATCCCCTGCGGCGAGCCGGAGGTGAAGAGGGTGGCGTCCACGCCCTTGACCAGGCGGAACAACCGCTCCAGTTCCGTCGTGACCTTCGACTTGCCCGACCCCTGCTCCATCACGAGGTTGACGAAGAGGGCGAGCGGCAGGTTCTCGAACCTGACGCCAGGCCAGAGGATCGAGGACGCGGTCAGGCCGACGACCGTCACCAGGTCGCGCGGCAGGCCCTCGACCAGCGGGCCGAGGTGGTCGTAGAGGCGCTGCAACAGCCAGGGGAGGTCGTCGTAGCCCGGATTGGGCAGTTCGTCCAACTTGCTCTCGGCTTTGGCCCGCCGGCCGCGCGTCACGAGGTTCAGCGGTTGCGGCGGCGGGGTCCAGCCGCCCAGCTTAGCGTAATGGATAAGCGTCCCCAGCGTCGCGACACGCCCCGTCTGCCGTTTGAAGCCGGCGTGCTTTTCGGGCTGGGTGCGGGCGCTGCTGTACTGGCCGTTGTCGGCCCTGGCACGAGACGACCATTCATCAACCAGGGACAGG